TGAATGGCAGAATACAAAAGGTAGCTGAAGACCTGGTACTTAACTCAATAATTACCACGGGTCTGGCACCCTCATTCGGATCGTACTACAACTCTATCCCGCTTGACTTCTTCCTGAAAGTAAAGAATGAAGAGACCGGCGAGACTCTAATGGAATACTACCGTAGAGAAGAGGCTAAGGTCAAAGCAGACAAGGATTACTTCTCTGACTTCATGTTTGACTTCATCCAAAACTTTGGAACAGCTAGAGTTGGGGGTCGTCCTCTTGTCCCAAAGATGAGCGGGGCCTTCAAGCTAACTCAGGACGGGATGCAGGCTACACTTCGAAAGGCAGATCAAGAGTCTACTGACTCTCCTCTGTTTGCAACCAAGTTCAATAGAAAGCTGGGAGTAGATAAGATATCTGTATACCAACTACAGGACGGAGTGTACTACAAGATCCAAAGTCTTGGTATCGGGGGTAAGCTGTTAGAGCTTAACTTAAGAGACGAAAACGGGGACATAGTTAGAACGAGCTTCTACAACGCAGAAACGGGAGTGCTTGAAACTGACATTGTTAGATTCAAAACGTTTAGCGGTAAGAGTAAAGTTGTAAAATTGCAGAACCGTAAAGGAGATACAAGAGGACGCGTACTCCCAGCTGCACGAGTGAAGAAAGAACTGAACCAGCCGTCCGACTCTAAGAACATAGATAAAGCCTGTAACTCATGAGCTGTAGCTACCGCATAGGAGGAGTAGAAAACCAACTTCTCAACGATGTATTCTTCTACATTGAAGACACTAATGCAGATACACGAGCTGCGTTCAAGATCGAAGACATACTAGAGAAGCGGAATATTGCATTCCGAGACGAGAATGAACTGTTCTTGGTCGACATGCCTGGAACACAAGAGGATATAGGCAACATCAACGAAGCTGCTAGAGCATTCTTTGGTGTGATGGGAGATCTTGTTAAGAGAACGCGTGTAGGGAACAGCACAAGATTAGAAGTAGACGACAACATTATGCGTCTCCTTAGCCCTAGTAGTAACATACAGAATACTTCTGTAAACAATACTACTATGGAGCGTTTAGATGAAGTTGATGATGTGGTGGGAGAGGACCCACTAATCAGTGAGGCCTTTGCTCGGAAGCAGAAAGTCAACGACATAACAGATAAGATTGTATCCAACTTAGAGAGGCAGATAGAAAGACTGCAGCGATTGGAGCAGAGCGATCCTGTCAAGAAAAGAACCAACGAGCTTAACCTTCTGAAGAGAAAGCTGCGGTCAATAAAGAAAGGGAGAGAGTCGGTGGAGAACTACTACGACTACGTAGACTATGTGTACAACCTGACTCAGCGTGCTACTACGTTCATGAACAACGTAGAAGACAAGTACGCTGTGTCCTACAAGACTATGCCAAACGAAGATCGAGCTGAGATTCTGAGGGATATCTCTGAACTTAAGCAGACTCTTGATGCGTTCTACGTAGAGGAACGTGAGATATCTGTGATCGACCAGCTCGAAAGGAGACTGATTGATATGCGAGATCAATCTGGTGTAAAAGAGGAGATGTTAGATAAGGTGATTATCTCCATGGCTAACATGAGAGACTTGAACGACAGATACTTAGAGATCGCTATCCCGATACAGGCCGATGTGTTGTTGGAGTATGCTCCACTTGAGGTCAATAAAACTCTCAATGCAACTATAGAAAGACTGCAGAAAGCATACGATGAGGGGAACTACGATATCCCATTTCAAGGCTTGCGTAAAAGAGACCCTCGAGCACTCAAAATATATAAAGAGGTTGGACTGGTTCGTAACAGCCGCGAACGTAGAAGACAGCTTCTTCAGCTGAACATACAACAACTTCAGGAACAGTTAATCGGAAGGGACCACATCATCAGGGAGCTGAGAGAAACTCACCAAGACGCCTCTGCATTTTCCATGTACGCTGATCCGCTGGTGTACAGCTCTGAGCTTAACATACAGCTGTTCGGTAATGTAATCAAGGCTGAGTTGATGGCCGCACACCAAAAGACCATCGATAGTAAGTACGACCTAGAACCTGCGTTTAAGAAGTTCCGTGACTGGAAAGGGGGGAAGGAAGACCAGCCAGGCAAGATGTACGAGGACATCCTAGAGGTTCTAAACATCAACCAGAAGCAGGCAGATGGTACGTTTAAAACTGTGCGAGCTCTAGCATTCGTGCAGCCATATGATATGAACAAGTTTAAGAAGGCACAGGAAGAAGCCTTCGAACTGTTCCGTAAGCAACACAACTACCCCGAAGACCCCGCAGACTTAGATGACTTCTTTGCTTCAGCAGACGGTAGGCTCTACAATGCTGCAGTAGCAGAGTGGTATAGGGACAACACTGACCCACTTGACGGCAGAGATGGGAAACCATCTGCACAAGATATCGTAGACGAGATGATCCGTGAGCGGAATAACATTGACGCTGCGCGGTCACAGGCATTTAGAGATGGGAGAGAGCAAGAAGGAAAAGAACTTAGCTACCAGTACCACGCACTGGACTTAGAGATTAAAAAAGTATACCGCCAAGGAAAGGATGGCTTTCAGATTGTGGGTAAGCTCACCAAGCCAAAGGATGCTTTGTATGCTAACCCAAAGTATACCAACATGGCGCCTGAGGCTAAGGAGTATCTAAACATTCTGTTGAATATATACAGGGTGCACCAAAGAAAACTTGGTATAGCTCCTATGTTACAGAACCCATGGGACGAGTTCTCTTACCTGCTCCCATCCATACGGAAGAGCGCAGTAGAAGAAGCCTTGGAAGGTAACGTAAAGAACTCTGCAATTAATCTGCTGTCTGATAGCATTATGCTGCAAGAGACCGACACTGAATTCGGTGAGCTGGTAGAGTCTAATGGAGAACGAATGCAGTTTGTCCCCCGCTACTTTACCAACCTGGTAGACGAAGCTCTTGTGTCTAGAGATGCCACGAACAGCATCATCAAGTTCCTAGATATGGCAAACAGATACGAGGCCAAGGCTAAGATGCTTGGTGTCGTAAATGTGATGAAAGACTCCGTTGCATCTAGAGATGTAAAGGTTATGCTTGAGTCTGGGAACTATCTCTTAGATAGAACTGCGCAGAAGCTAGGGTACAACTTGGAGAGAAAGACAAAGGGCAAAGACTCAAAGACCTACAAGCAGCTGGAGAGTTTCATAGACAACGTAATCTTTGGAGAGACCATCAAAGGAAATGCACGAGCATCTATCTTAGGTAAGATATCTGTGTCTAAGCTGGTGGGGCAGGCAACCGCACTCACTGCACTGTCTCGGTTGTCAGGTAACGTACTCCAAGCTGTTAACCAGCTTACTATTGATAGCGTGATGAACGCATCAGAGGGATGGGCTGGTCAGTTCTTTAGCAGAAAAGACCTGGCTCGCGCACGATATAAAGTGATGGCAAGCATGTCTACGGAAGGACTTGCTCCTAAGTTCAATAAGGTCACCAAGCTCAATAAGATGCTAGAGATGTTTGATGTGATGCAAGAAGGAGCCATGACATTTGACCAGAGCACAGGTACTGCTGCAAGAAAAGCAGTGGACTTTGGAACGTCATTCGCGTTTCAAAGAGGAGCTGAATGGTTCAACACTGCTGAGAAGATGATGGCACTTGCTATCTCTATGGAGGGAAAGCTTTTAGATAAGAGCGGGAAGGTCATCAAGACAAAAGATGGTAAGCCTGCCAACCTCTGGGATGTGATGCAGATCAATAAGAAAGGGAGGTTAGTAGTAGACCCCAAGGTTGCAAACTTTGGTAAGGCAGAACAAGCCAGGTTTGCTGCTAAACTGAACGGCCTTGTGAAGCGTACCAACCAGCTCAAGGGACAGTTTGATAAGACTATTCTTGAACGGCAGAATGCCACAAGACCCATGATGCTATTCCGCAAGTTCTTGGTACCTGCATATAGGAAGCGCTTCGGGCACAAGGCAGGTGGTTACCACGTAGATGTAGAGCTCGGAGATATAACCGAAGGATACTACACTACTATGTTCAGATCCTTTGGGGCAGCAGGAAGACTGTTTGTAAAAGGAAAAGTTGCAGAAAGTATTAGAACGCTGGTAGGCAGAGGCGGCACACAAGGCAAGGTAGAAAGAGCCAACATGATTAGAGCGGCACATGAACAAGCCTATCTAACGCTGCTAAAAATCTTAACTGGTGCACTTGGAGCAATGATGGATGACGACGATGAGTATGATAACTACGCAACGCACTTCTTAATCTATCAAGGTTACAGATTGCAGACAGAACTTAACGCGTTTCGTGATCCGAATGAGTTGTTCAGGCTCATGGAGAACCCAACCGCAGCCAGTAAGTTTCTCAAAGATCTTGGGGACGTAGCTACATCAAGTAATGCACTGCTTTGGAACCAGTTAGGGTTTACTGCACTGTACCCCGACGAGGATGTGTACTACCAGCGTAGAGCAGGCAGGTATCAGAAAGGAGACCTCAAGTGGTTCAAAGAGTTGGAAGATGTCTTCCCAGTTGCTTCTGGTCTGATCAAATCTACCAACCCCGAGCAGGCATCTAAGTACTACCAAATCAATAAATAAGGCCTAAAAAGGGGGTGGCGAAAGCCGACCCCCTAATTTTCCTTACTTACTCTTACGTTTGACAGCAACCATGAACAACGTAAGATACCCCATGAGATCCATGAGGGTATCCTCCGTGTCGCCGTCAACACCTAAGTTCTTGAGTCTACGCAGCTTGTGCTCTATCTGTCCCTCTAGCAATTGGATTGAGGATAGGTTACAGAATAGGTTGACATCAGAGAGTGCACTGTTACCGTAAGCCTTGTTCTTCTCAGAAAGAAGATCTTTTAGCTGGTCCAGTATATCATGTGCTTCTTTGATTACGCCTTCTGCTTCCTTCACGTCAAGAGTTGTTGTTGCGTATTCATGTTCCCAAAACCTTAGTTTGTCAGTCCCAGCCATTGTCATACATTTTTATTTGTTCCTCTTCGGTAACAGGCTTGGGAAGTTCGAACCAGTTAATGGGTTTTTCGATACGATCATTGATATCGTAGAAATGTCCATTACCATGGAAGCCACCATTGCCACCGCTGTATGCTTCTGCTGCAGGATGAGCAGACTGCACTACGGCAACATCAATGTGCTTTGAGAACTTCTGAGCGTGTTTACCCCAGAGGACAAATATAGTATGTCTCCGTCTCTCTTGGACCATTTTTAGTACCTGCACCACAAACCAATCCCACATACCAGCATGGGCACCAGGTGTTTTCTCTTCAACAGTGAGACACGTGTTGAGTAGAAGAACACCTTGCTTAGCCCAATGCTCTAGCGTGTGATCAAAGTCATCGAGTGACTGGTTGTGATCGAACTGTGCGCACAGCTCTTTGTGTATGATACGTAAGGATGGTGGGATAGGCTTGTGACCCACCCCAAAAGCTAGACCAGTAGCTTGTCCATTGTGATACGGGTCTTGTCCGAGTATCACGACTTGCACTTCGTTTAGGGGACAGAGCCTAAAGGCTTTGAAGATGTCCTGACGCTTAGGATATATCTTCTTGCCCTTAGACTTTATCTCCTCCACAGTGAAGTCGAACTGTGAACTATCAACGAGTGACTCTAGTTCAGGCCACCCGTAGTCCACACCTTCGAATAGTGGATGCATTATATCTGATAATATTCTTTGTTAAACCTCTCGTACTTCATGTCAGGTATATCATGTAGTTCGGCCCCGTCCGGAAGTTCAATGAAGAGTCGCTTCTCCATGTTCTTCTTTAGTTCGGGGTTCTTGTACAGTATCTGACCTGTCTTTCCGTTGCTATCGAAGCCATGATAGTCAAGTATCATGAGCTTCCATATGTCATCAATTTGCGAGTATTCTCCGTTCCTAAAACGTTGGTAAGAGTTCTTTGCAGAGTCTGGGACATCAAAGATGAAGAGAACATGGTACTTGTCCACGTCAACAAATTTGATAAAATTAGGCATAGCACACATTGCAGCCTCGAACTTCATAAACAGCGTCTCTCCAGAGAACCGATACAGCAGTGCAATGCACTCGTCGTATTCTTCTGTTGAGATAAACGCATTCACAAAGAGCGAGTCCCACAACATGTACTTCTTGTTACCCCCCAGAAAGGGGAGCGCAAAGATACTAGAGCTAGTCAAGAGAGAGTTCTTGAGATCATAACAAGCAATCTTGTCACGATGCATACCTCTCTTGATAACGTTCACCTTGTGCTTTGTTTTCCCATACGTTATCGATGAGCCCACCTTGATCTCAAGGGGACCGCTGTCTTGGTACAGACGTATTATGTCTGAACCTTTGACTTCTTCTCGATACTCTGTAGGCTTATGCAGCCTCACCGTACGCCCATCAACGGGCGTCAAGCTAAGACCTTTGGCATCAGTCATCTTTCCATATATCTAACTCATCCTGAGAAATGTCTATGCACTGCAAGGGGGGAAGCCTCAGCCCATAACGGGCCAAGTCTTCATCCGTCTTAAGCAGATAGACGAGGTTGAAGTTCTTGAAGAACTCAGTGATACCTTCGACCATACCGAACTTCTCGACATACTTGCGTATGGCAAAAGATTCGAAGTCTTTGGTTCTGTCTTTCAACCAGTTCTCGGCAGTCTTTATCCCCACACCCGGAATACCTACGATGTTATCTGTGCTGTCGCCCATCAAACACTGAACCCACAGAAACTTAAGAGCTTCGTCGGGGGACGTGTGTGTGAACTCCGCTTTCCCATAGTTGTAATGCATCCCAACACATTGTTTGAGTACATCCTTGTCCGGGGAACAGATAATAGTATTCTCTTCGTGGTTGTATGAATAGTAGCTAACGATATCGTCAGCCTCCAGCTCAGTTACATAAGTGAAGCCCCACTTCTGCTGCGCATACTCCTTCAAAGAAGGGAACAGCACAGATCGGTTAGACTTCTTACGCTTGGCCTTGTATTCAACATCTACATCATACCTAAAGCACTTGCCTTGAGTTAGAAAACCCGCATACTTAGTAGTATTGCACTGGTTCAAGATGTCGTGGACACGCTGGTCAAGACCTGCTATGGCCTCTTCCAACGTATCCCGGTTCATCTCGTAGTACAGTAACGAGTCTGCGTCAATCAAACAAACGGCCTTTCCTTTAGGAAGTCGTTCAATTTGCTGACTCATGTTACATCACTGATAATAGTTCTTCTGACTCTTGGAGTTTGTCTGAAGCACGCATGTTGTCCTCCTGTATCTCACGGCGCATCTGTTCCCATTGCTGGTCAGTGAGCTCCGCATACTTGGAGGAGTGATACATACTACCGTTCACACCAGCGAGGCTAGAGTGCACGAAGTATTGCAGGCACCGAATAGCACCATCCTCTGAGTTAGGGATAGCACCGATATGCATCGGGTCAACAAAGACGTTGTGAATCTCACCACTGTACCATGCGATGTAGTACAGACCGCCGATGTGAAGACCAGGGACGCAACTACGATCGTCGTTAGTGTCCACTTGGTCCCAGGACTCAAGCCTATGAGTCTGTCCTACCTTGATGAAGTGACCTTTGTTGTCACCACAGTAGAACGCATCACCGCCTCGGCCCATGACAGAAGGTTCGAAGAGACGGTCCTCCACAAACTCGGGAAGTCCTTCACTCTCAATCTCACCAGTATCTACATTGAACGTGCGTGTGTAGCGAGGAACTTCTTCCCCACTCTCAGCATCAAACTTGTGCAGAATCTCACGACTAACTTTGTAGCCATTGAGTAGGCCCTCGTTAGTCACTTTGATTTGATACACAGTAGCTAGCTCAGTTGCTACATCATCTGCAATACCCTTGTCCAAGAAGATCTGCTTGTTCTCCGGATGCACATACTTCATGTTAACGAAGTCCGCAAAGCGAGACACGAAGTCCTCACCTTTCTTCTTGACGTAAGGGTTACGCAGAAACCTAGTCCACAACTTCACGATGGGTGCAAAGTCAATGTTCTTGTCAATCGAATCCATTATTCTTTCGACAAGAGATTGGGGCATAGGTATGTCGGAGATCTTCTCATCCCCATAGGTCAAGAAGTATTCTTTAGTGAGCTGGTCCTGAACCAGGTAGCTGCACTTAGAACGAATCTTACGATTCGCGTCGACACCATTATCCGCTATTATCTCCATGATCTGGGCTACGTTCTCATCGTAGTCCTCCTTGAGCGTGGCAAAGTTCGCCTTAGCAGCGTACTCGTTCAAGGCAGTCATAGTAGCAGTATTACTTGGTACGACAAAGAAGTCTTCCCCTATAGATATAGAGACGTTCTCCCCCACCAAATTAATGTTCACCATTATCTGTTTTGATTAGTTCTTGAGGTGTAAAACCAAATCTCATCCGGGGAACCTCAACCTCCGGAATATCGATATCAAATTTGTTGTAGCCCTCTAACACAAACTTGTACACTTCTAGATTGCTGTGACTACCTGATGGATTACACTCCAACATCCAGTCACCAATCGTTTCAGACAAGTCATTTAGTACGCTACATACGTTAGCAATCTCTCTGTCGTATGCGTCGATGCTTGGTACATCTACAACAAAGAAAGAGCGAGACGCCTGCTGTCTCAAAGATACGTCGCCATCATCGCAAATGTCTTGATACTCTATAAAGTTCTCTAGGTAACTCAAGAACTCTTGGGTCTCCTGATCTCGTTCAGGCTGAAACCAAGTGGTTTGAATATACCTGTCAATAGTTCTGTAGAGTTTGTTAGCTGGGGGCAGCAGTTCACGTGCAACACGATTACCCAACCACATCCAAACACTCTTGCGATTCTTGCGGAGATACATACCAGTTAGTGCAGCTTTTAAATACTCAGTAACAGTGATGTTACCCTCTTCATCCATGGTAAAGAAGAAATCATCAACATGTTTCCAGTTTGTATTCTTACGCGCGTGCCTAGTGTTAGCTTCCGACATCCTGATAATCTGAGGCGAGTTGTGATCAATAACTTGCCCCTCTTCAGGATTGTATTTGCTAGGGCTCCAGGCATTGGACGGGCCGACTTCATGGAACAGCACAGGGCTGCGTTCCCAATCACCATCGGCATGTGTCCCTTTCTGAAACCATGTAGGTACACGAGGTTTAAGAATAGCGGCTGCTAACTTGAGCTTCATCTCATCTTCACGAGTGCCGTAGAATGTGGGGACAGTAGAGTTCAAGACCTGTTCGATCTTTGGCTCTACCTTATCCCACACCCATTTTTCTTCTCGTCTGTTGAGACGAAGAGTGTAGCCAACAGTCCGCTGCTGAAGCTTACGAAGCTCCGCTGCACTTAGCTGCTTTGTTTGTTCTCTCTCTTCAATCTTAGACAGCATCAACTGTACATCATCAGGCACTACTATCTCATCATAACTAAGAAGAGAGGGGGAGTGCTGGTCCAAGAGTTGGGCTATGACCTGCTTGAGGTTGTCGTGTTTCGTCTTAGCCGCAATCAACTTTGCTTTCTGCTCAGGACGAGTCTCCTTGAAGATCTCATCCGCAAGGAAGTCCTTGTCGATTGGGGTAATAAGTACGAATCCACCACCTTCTCCAGTCAGGTATAGATCCTTCATCTTGGAAGCCCCTCCGTCCTCTGCATAATAGATACGGGATAGGTTACCTGATGACCAGTTGTCTAGATCTGCACGGTTGATCGTATTGTAGTTCTTCGTTATCACTCTGACACGGTACCCAGGCAACATCTTTTTAGGGTTAGCGTATCGAATGCCAGAGGATTTGAACATCGGTCGAATCGTAGACGTATCGACCATACGAGCAATCTGGTTCAGACCCATCAGATCGTTGCTGACTTCTTCTGAACTAGAGTTTTTGTACAGAACATTAGAGCATAATTCAATCCATTTCAAAAAGTCTTCTTCTTTCAGTGCTTCTTCAATCAATTCGCCTGCCTCATCGGCGGCACGTTGCAACATCTTTTGCAGATACTCCTTTGTCTTATCGTTGTAGATTACCTTCTCACGTGATGGGGTAACCTCCACACCTTCACGCACCACAACCTCATTGCCGTCATCGTCAATGTAGGCCTGACGCATCGGACACTTGATGCCGATGTTACCATGCAGGTCCTCCATCTCCATCTCACGGAAGTCAATACTACCATAGTTGATACCGATAGAATCACCAGGGTTCTTGACAATCACAATATGTGGCTTGGTGTACCAGCTGCTACCCTCTGATACAATGCACGTGGGTGTATTGATAAGTATGTTCTTAGAGATATGCTCAGGGAACATTCCCCCGCTTGCATACTGCGTAAAGAAATCTACGTTGTGGATGTAGGAAAGCTGGTCACGCACAGCATTGTTGAATGCTCTACGATTGTGCTTCTTCGACCCAAACGAAATCTTAGTGTAGTTCTTATGCGTCGTTGCTTTGTAATACGCTGGATCTCCATTGCTTAGGGTAATCTCTCCGTCTGCATCCCACTTGCTGATTGCAAAGTCAGTCTTGTAGGGGTAGCAATGCATCTTGAAGAGCTTCCCATTGTATACAGTCTCGATGGTGTAGTGCGAAACACCCGTAGACAGAGCGATCTTGCTACCCAAACCGAATGCACCGAAGTTCTCTGCGGTGTTACGCTTTGTGGAATAGCCAAGCTCGAGCATGCCTTCGAGTCTACGTCCACCGATACCTACGCCATAATCAATAATCTCTACCGTGTCGCAATATCCTGTGCCTTCGTCGTTTTCAATGTAAAGTACCTTGACTCTATGTTGGTCCATGTCAAGGTGCTCAAGGTTATAATAGCTAGGATCGAAGTTTGAATCTTCGTACTCAGCTCCTTCGCGGGTGATGAAGTACTCCGATGCCTCTGCTTTACCTGTCAGTATCTCTATCGCAATCTCCTTCTCACGTTGTGAATCGCAGGCGTTAGTTACCAGCTCGCGGATAGTAGAAGGGATTGGGGTAGAATACTGTGTTGACTGGAGGACATCAATAACTAGGCGCTCTGCACCCTTGTTGATTATCTTCTCCAGACCACGTGTGTTAGATTGGGTTGACTGCCCAATGGTCTTGATACTCATGTTCTATAACTAATTTAATTGCATTGTACTGTTTTGTTTCTTCTGCGCTTAAACACTTTGTGTCTGCATGAATAATCCTGTCGACTACACGCTCTCCGTAGATACGGTCAGAGTTTTTACGTAGCCATTTCATGGTAAGATCAGGAGGCATTGTTCTAGTCCCCCATCCAAGCACAAAGTGTGTTACAACAAAGTGGTCGCCAGTATGTCTAGCTCCCATAAATACAGAGGGCCAGATAGTTCCGGCCCCTCCATATGCTACCCCGATTAGTTCACCGGGCTTCGGGGGGTCAACCCCCTTTCTTAATTTAAATTCTTTCATGTTCCTGTAAATAAAAACGACCCTCACAAAACTGTGGGGGCCGTCATTTCTATGATTCTGCTTACCGTCTCCAGAACTTGCTTCTGGTTCCGTGGTACGAACAGGACAGGTGGATCACCCTGTTCGTTTAGTAGCTTCATAAACATCTTCCATTTCAAGGGAAACCTCTCGTTCGCATATCCCTTACACTCTATAATCCATTTACCTTTGGGGTCTATGAAGTCAGGAGTATACGTGATGTCGCGGACCTTGTGAGTCTTCTTGTCCTTATAACCAGTCTTGCCGTTGTCCTCGTATCTACTATTCTCATAGTGAATACCCTCAAACAAAACGTACTTCTTGGTCTCATACTCAGACTGAATGCCGTTCTCTTTGAGCTTCTGATAACAAAACGCTTCGAGTAAGCTGCGAAAGTTTATTCCGTCGACTTGCTTTTTTCTTGCGTTTCGTACTCTTGTTGATCGGGTACCAGCATTTTGTACTGTTCTGGATCTATGTCTTTTATTTCTTGAAGCCACTCTCGTTCCTGTTGTTTTGCCTTTTCTCTCGTTCCTACATCTAATGGTGTCTTGGTTCCTAGGTTAGCCATCAGAAGGGCACATCGGTGTAGGATTGCGTCGATCCGCTGCTGTTTGTCTGACATATCTCTTCATTGATTAGTTGTTGCGTTACTTGTAACCCGTGATCCTTAATCAAATCAGATACGTCCTTGCTGCAATATACACTGGGAATACATACGTTAGCAAGTCCAAACTGTTGGCATATCTTATTGGCCATAGTTTGTCCAGGATTCTGATCTGAATGAAAGTCGTTATCGTACAAGACGATTACTTCTTCGAACCTTTCTTTGAGCTCCTGGACGAACGCTTCTTTGGGCATTTGCATTTCGGATTGTAAAGCGATGGCGGAGTAGCCAAGCACCTCCAAACACATGACATCCTTGAGGGAACTTGTGAGAAATACAATCTTACCGGTGCGAGCCAATTGAGAATACCCTTGAACCACGCTTTTACCGACGTTAGAGTACCATTTATTTTCTTCTTCATGCGGACTATAAATCTTATAACCGCTGTTAAAACGGAAAGCGTAACTGATACTATGCGGGTGAAAACGTGTTTCATTAATCCAAAAATATTCTATCGGGTGGACGTCAAATCTAACCAATAAACTCTTTGGAATGCAAAACTTCTTCCAATAATCTGCATCTGCACTAGACCAATGTCTTGACTTGATGCGTATTACGGCACGTTTTAGTGGGGTCCTCCGATATACATACTTCTTAGCAGTAGGGGCTACGTCTGTAGCAGAAAGTCCCAAACCAAAGTCACGAGATATAAGTTGAAGAGCACCTACAAAGTCTAGATTGTACTTGTGCATCACATACCCAAAGCAGTTGAAGGTATGTTCTTCGAAAGCAAAATCTTTGTACAGCAGAGTACCTTTCCAATCTACAATGCTGACGCCTGGCTTCTTGTCCTCACGCAGATCACTGCAGAACTTGACACCAGTCTTCTTAAAGTTAGGGCAGTAGTGTCTGAAAATGTCATACTCTGAGATCTTGCTGAGTATTACTTCGCTGTGTAGATGGTCTTCACTATTGCGATGCTTAATCATGACCGGTAAAAATAAAGAAGGGGGCACTAAGGCCCCCTCCTCTATCAACACATAACTAATTACCAGTCGCTGTCGACTGCTTCTTCAGCTGCTGGTTCGGGATCTGGAGCAATCAAGCCAGGCACATACTTCTCAAGCTCGAGGCTAGAGTTATACTCAGCATTGAAAGCACCGTAGTCATCATTCAACTGCTTGATGAACAGGTCCTTGCGGAACGGCTTGAGTCTACCAAAGTGCTTGGTGTACACCTGCTGGTAGCGACCGTCCTTGACACCGAGCAGAACTCTGACACGGTTGTCGGACAGTGCATTGACGAGCTGCTTAATCTCAGTCACGTCACCTGCCATGATACGATCGATGGTCTCGAACGCACACTCATCACCGTTGGCCACATTAGCGTAAGCCTTGATGAAATCCATGAGCGTCTCCTCACCGACGTAAGCCTGTCTCACACCAGTGTCCTTGAACCACTCGTATGCTTCGGATGCCTTCTGGTCTGCGAATGCAAACTGACCGACAGAGTTGCACCACTGCAACTTACCGGACTTGGCAACACGATGCTCAGGCTTGACCAGCACATCGAAACGTGTGGTAAAGTTAGGTTCGAGACACTGCAGCCAGAACGTGAGCTTGTTGTACTGGTCACCTCCGATAGAGACGTCCGTGTACTGAGGCTCGTTCTGCATGTTCACACCGATAGCTTGCAGCTCAGCCAACGTAGGGTTGACGGCCACCACTTTCATAGGTGCGATACCGACGTACAGGGGAATACCACTGCCGCCTGCTACTTCTTCATTGGAGTTATTTGCACTGATAGCCATTAGTCAATAATTTCAAATTCGTCAAACGTTTCGTTGTCGTTCTCGGACGTGCTGTCCTCGACCTTCTGTGCTTCGGTGTCTACCCGCAGCTGAGTGTCATCTTGCTGCTCACTCACATCATCAACCAGCGTGAAGCTGATCTTGTTGAGTGCACGCTTTGGACGACGCTTCTTCAGAGCTGGTACCTGAAACAGGTGCTTAAGTTCTGCAGCAGTTAGGCTGTACTTCTCTTTGATTTGCGGACGGCCCAGACCACTATCCAAATCCATGATGATTTGTGAGACAGTGATAACCTTGTCTTTGCCAGTGGTCTCTTGCTTTTCAACGGTCGGCTCCGTTTGTTGGTTTGCTTCAATCATAATTAGTTGTGTTAATCGATGAATATCTTGTCCCATTCAAGGGGGAACGTTTGCCCTTTGAGGTGATCACAACGGCTACCAGCCTGGATGTCACCAAGTGAGTCGAAACTAATCATAGTAGTATCGTTCTCACGGAAGACATAGCCGATAGCATCTGCATTAGCGCACGTGATATTGCGAATCTTACCTGTCAAGTCGAGGTCCTTGTAGGCGACCTCTTTACCTTTCTTCTCAATCTTGGCTTCCTTGAGGTGACCCACGAGGATGACATGGTCAGCAAGAGTATTGAGTCGTTCGACCCACTTCTTGAATGCCATGCGCAAGTACATGTAGCCAGCACCGTTGGGCAGTGTAAGAACAGACAGGCCCTTGTTGTCCTTGTCAAAGTTCTTACCCATCGGCGTGTTCTGATACAGCTTCTTGGCCTCTGGTTCACACCAGACTTCAAGCTGCGTAACAGTGTCGACAGCAATGTATTTGTATGGTTTGCCTTGGTTGAGTATCTCTCTCCCAATCTCACTAAGATGCTTCAAGTTCTTCGCCTTGATCTTCAGGGCGTCGATCATATCTGTACCGTCCTCCAAGTCCAGGATAAGACAGTTGTCTAGCTGTGCTAGAGCTGATGTCTTACCCACCTTTGGTTGACCATACAAGACGAAGTTCTTAGGAGACTTCCTAGCAGCTTTGATTTTGCCACTAGGAAGATTAATTTTTACTTCGCTCATTAATTGTGAATGTTGATAAATCTGTTTGGAATGGGATCATACCAAGCAGTCCATCACGATTCTTCTCCACGTGACAAGCTAGTAACCCAACGGGGTCTTGTCCGCAATACGAATCAGTAATCCCATACAAATCATGGGGTCGCTGTAACATCATGACAACGTGTGAGTCCTGACCAATAGAGTCACCTCCAAAGAGGTCGGTTAGCAAAGGTTGGTATTGCTGCTTGGCTCGGTACTCTTGTTCGATGTTACGATTCAGTTGTGAAAGTAGAATAGTAATCGACTGCATCTTGGCTTGCATCCACATGCAGGATTTAGAAACTGTATTCAGCTTCTGTAGTTCTGTATCCTCCCTGCCCAGCACCAGTCGAGAGTGGTCAATCAAATTGATGACCGTCTTAGAGGGATGTCGCATGAACATCTGCTCATTGACCTTCTTGATTATGGTCATGTCCTGGGGGATACTACAGAAATACATAGGATAATCTTTGTACTTCTGTACGGCTTGCTTGTACTGTTCGTACCTCTCATCAGCGAGTCTTGTCTCTACAGATAAAAGGTCGAAAGTCTGAAGCTTGGTGTCCTTTGAGCCAGCCCGCAGTATTTGCTGCTCGCCGGGCATCTCAAAGCTCCAGTAGATTACGATAAGGTCGTTTTGTTTTGTTTTGTTTACATCTAGTACGTCAAATATTAATTGGTTTGAAAATGCTGATTTACCTACACCGGGGCGTCCAGCGATGACATACATCTTGCCGGGCTGTAGGCCTCCCATAAGATTTCTGTTTAGTCTGGGCCACGACGTAGGGTACACCCGTCTCCTCCCTTCCATCCCATCATAGACATCCTTGATGGATTTCTCCACCGTCTTTGAGATATGAAAGAGTTTGGGGATGTTAGAGTTCCCTAGTGATGCGTCGCTCATTGTCTGAAGAGTCGGTTAGATCTTGATACTTTTCCCACGAATGCTGATTCACCCAGGTGCTCAGCATCTGCATGTAACCTAGATTATTAGCCTTCTTCCTGTGGTCTAGCTCGACCTTGAGACACCGTATAACCTCTTTGTGTTTGACTACGCTCCCAGCTATGTACTTCTTGTACTGTTTGCGTGCCCGTTGGTTTGTTGCGGCGTTCGGATCTTTTGCACGTAGAGGGCGTACACCCCCATTTACGTATACCTTAAGAGGAAAGTGGGAGAGAAGGTCAGACCACATCTGATCGAACGGAGTAGCATTCGGAGTGCTAAACTTTGCTCGAACAACGTGGTCTTCAACCCCCTCCCCCAGCTTAACTAGGCCTTTGGTTTGCAGTACTTCTAGCCTAACAACTAACTTTAGATCGTCTATGACATCGTGGGAACCACTATGCAAGAGAGACAAATATAGATATTCATCAGCGGTTATCCCAAAATCTTTGAGACTTTTTGTGCAAATCTCTACGATCATAAAGAAAACTGTTACGAGAAGACCATGTGTATCTTGATTCCCTTTACATCTAACTCCATAGACTTGAGCGTCTGCTTGTTGACCTTGATAATCTCCTGTTTAGGAGTCTTGGCCTTCGAGACTCTCGCATCTACCTGTATGGGCTTGATGGTTTGCCATTTCTGCATCGTAGCCATGTGGCTTCTACCCAGCTTCTGTGCAATTTGCTTGAAGGTCATTCCTTCTTCGCGGTAAGTGGACATCTTTTTGAGTTCGCCTGTTGTCCAGCGGCGCATTGTGTTTGACTTTGTCATAGCCATGTTACATTATTTAAAGTTTTTACTGCGGTTCTCAACCATTTCTCTTCTTGCGAATCTTTAATGTACAGGATGTAGATCTTGCCGACCTTGTCATCTGTACTGAGTCGGAGCAAGCGACCGACCCTCTGGATCATAGGTAATGCCTTACTATTAAGACCAGCAATAATACCGATACTAGCATCAGGCACGTCAAAACCCTGATTAAGGGCCTTCGTACTGCATAGAACTGCATGAGGTCGTTCTCTGAAGCCCTCCAGCGCGTCATCCTTTTGTTTCTTCTTGAGACCAGAGTGATAAACAAAGGCATCAAGAGAATCAGCCATAGTATCGCTAAACTTATTGGACCCAGTGAACACAAGAATCTTGTCATCTCCATGTTTTTCTACTAGTTCTTTTGCCTTGTCAATCTTGACGCCGGCATGATTAATTACATTTGTTCTTTCTTGGATAGCCTGGAAGAAACGTTTAGCTGCACCCATGTCACCCTTCATCTTCTTAGCAAGGATGAGCTTGGCTGCTGTAAACGTATCGAACTCCCCGATTAGATACTTAGATCGTACAAACTTAAGCTGAGCCGCTTTGTATTGCAGCTTGTCTTCATCGTTTAGTTCAAGAGGGATACATACAATCTCATAGGGACTAACCAACCCAAGAGACACACAATCGTCCAAGGACAAATAGTATCTAATGGGGGCTATCTTCATGAGATAATTGCGATACTCATCATCCTCTGGTACAGTAGCTGTCATACAGAGGAGCTTGTCGTATGTGTTGTTCTCGAAGAACTTACGATACTGCTCACTGATACCAAGATGCACCTCATCGCACACCACGATATCATAGTGCTCATCCTTCAGCTTGTATGCTGACTGATAGCACATGATTTCAATGTTGGGCAGCAGATCTTCTGCATCCCACTTCTTGAACTCCTCCTCAAACTGTGCTTGTAGCTGTGTTGTGGGGACTAGAACCAAGGCTCTGTTCCCTTTCTTCAGCGCCCATTTAGTAGCAAGTACACCACAGCGGGACTTACCAAAACCAGTGCCAGCAACAATACTACCAATAGCACCAGACCCAGCCCACTTGTTGAGCGCTTCTCGTTGTTTTTGATCTTTGATTTGATAGACATTACTCATTGTCTTTTCTTTCGTTTCCATTTTCATGCACTTTAAATTCTCGTACAAGTTTTAATCTTTCAGATAGCTCTTGCATAACGTAAACGTCTTTGATTGTTTCTGCTTTTGTCAAAAGGCTATCACACATGTTGTACTGATCACGAAATAGCTTGTACGTTTCTATTAGTGCTTCAGCTCTGTTCAGACTGTTGACAGCAGTTGCATGATTTCTTTTACCTAAGAAGTCAGCTATCGAAGTGTAGGACTCTTGTGTCCTATCTCTTGCCAGCTTTACAAATGCATGTCGTGCAAGCGCATATTCTTGTCTGCGACACTGCCCCAGAATATCATCTCGAGTCACATTGAACACCATACTGCAGCATTCAAGTATCCCATTGAGATCCGCACTGGCACTAGTGTGTTTGTTAAGCACCATCAATTTCATCGGGTGCTTTAGTCCTGCGTACACCCAGTGAGATGTACGATTTACTTTCTGTTCTTGGTCCATGTGTCTTTGATGTTGTCTTTAAATCGATCCCACTCTTCCAAGACCATGTTGAGAAGAAGTATGCCCATAAGGACAAGAAGGCCGACCATCACGATGATGACCAGCGTCATTGCAATTGTTTCCATAGTTATTTGTGTTTGTGTTTGTACTCCCGGCGGGACTCGAACCCACAACCTACAGCTTAGAAGGCTGTTGCACTATCCTGTTGTGCTACGGGAGCGTGTGCGCCTGGTAGGACTTGAACCTACGACCGACGGATTATGAGTCCGCTGCTCTAACCACTGAGCTACAAGCGCGAGTAGCTAAGACCGGACTCGAACCGGTACGACCCATTCGGATCAACAGAGTTTAAGTCTGTCGTGTCTACCAATTCCACCACTTAGCCTAACAGTCTATGCTTGCTTTCTCGAGGAGTTTGTCCTCAATCTCACTAGCATTTTGAGCAATCCACCCTTCGAGTAGGCGTGTTTGCTCTGGTCCTATCTCTACAGTTTCCCCGTCTTCATCAAACAGTCTAACCTCATCTATATAAGGAGGTTTGTTTAACTCAAGACGGATATCTGTATGATAGCCTTTACTCCCCCAATACTCATAAGAGCCTATACCATGGTCGACAGCAATAACTTCTGCCTCCATAGTTACCTCAATAAAGTAATCAGGTCCCAGCTCATCCTCCATTTCTATACTTACTAGTTCCATATCAATAGGTATAATAGTGTTAGAGATATCCCTGCCCACCCAATGAAGCACATGGTGTATTCAAACTTGTGATTTTCCATAGCCTTTTCTCATTTCTTCTTTCCAACGACGCTTACGTTCTGATATCAGCCACTCTGTCCACTCTGCAAAATCTTTACAGGGCTTCTCAGGGTAGGAAGTAGAACGAATCTTAACTCCTTTGTTTACTTCTCCCATGTTTTTGAAATGTTAGTGTCCGCTTTGAGCAGACCATTAGTTACAATAGTCTTCGCTGCTGCTTCCATGATCTCTGTCATCGTTGTCTTCCACGACTCAGCAAGTTCTTCCCTGCAGATAGTATCAATCTGGTCATGAACAGTCATCACAATCTTAATGTCCTGCTGCAGGTTGTTGTCCTTGATGTGGTTGTGGATGTTGATGAGAGCCAGCTTGGTCATGTCAGCTGATGCACCCTGAATAGGGGTGTTCTTGCTGGCACGCTCAATCATACCTAGCTCTTTAGGTGGGGTCTTTCTACCCTCCCAGTAATCGAAGAAGCGTTTGCGTTTGAATGGTTTGAACGTACGAATATACCCATTCATTTTACCGAACCGACCCAGCATCTCGAGAAACTTCTTGATGTTTGGGAACGTGGTAAAGTACTTGTCTATCAGCTCACCAGCTTCACGCATAGAGATACCAAGCGTGTCACTCAGCTTGTGTGGTCCCATACCATAGGCCAGTCCAAAGTTGATAGTCTTAATCTGTGTCCTGAGCTTTTTTCTTTCATCTGCATCTGCATTCCTCCATCTGTCTTCGAAGACAAGGTCTGCACATACACCATGAAGATCGAGACCACGTTCAAGAGCATCCAACCACACAGGGTCTTTGCTCCCGAAAGCGATAACGTTCAGCTCCTGGGCACTGTAGTCACTAGATACGAACACCCAACCATCCGGGCAGATAAAACAGTTACGATACTTGTTATCAGCTGGTATCTGCTGCATGTTAGGTTCAGAGGATGAAACTCTCCCAGTATCTAGTATCTGAGAGAAGTTTGTGTGCACCTTACCATCACAGTTTACATAGTTGAAGAAGTTAATGCCGTAGGCGTTAGCCAACTTGCTAAGTTCTTTATAACGTATATAGCTTTTGATGATAGGATGCTTGTACTTGTGCTTGTTCAGGTTCTTCCCGTTCACATCTTCTAGCTTGGGGACTAGATGTTGGAACAGAGCAAGCATCTGAGACGGGGATGACCACTTGATATTGGTCACTCTCTGCTCCTCTGCCTGCAAGAACATATCCTGTTGCACAGGTACATGATAGTGTGGACTCAGCTTTGGGTGTTCAATAACCTCTCTGTCCAGCTGTAACTCTATGCTAGTAGCTAGTTCAAGGTTATCTTTTGCAAGTGCAGTCCACCGCTCTCTGTCCACCATGAGACCTTCATACTCAATCTCACTGAATACAACGACTGCCTTGTTTTCTAGATCGGCAACCTGATGTAGTTCAGCTTCATCCAGTAGTGCGTGTTGTTTCTCCCAAATACGAATGAGGTAAACGACATCATTAGCCCCATACGTAATTTGATTGTGCGTGAACGGTTGACCTTGCAGGCCGACGAACTTGTTTCGTTCTTCTTTATCCAGAGATACACCTGCGTACCGCTCACAACACTTTGATAGTGAGTAACCCCAATTGAGTTTACCACAATTGAGCACTCTCTCCGTAAGATAGGTATCATAAATGTTTTGCACTTCGATGCTGGCCCAACGCTTGATGAACTTGTAATCAAACTTTGCATTGTGAAAGATCTTAGTTATTTGCGGTGATTCGAGGACGTCTCTAAGCGGTTCGATTGATACGTGTCTTGTGTCAATAACAAACTGTTCTTGTTCATCCCCAATCTGGAACATGACCATCTTCTTGCAAGTGAAGTCAAAGCCCTCAGTCTCTGTGTCAACACCCAGTACCGCCTTACTCTCGCAGTATGCTTTGCATGCCTCAATTGATGATGCTTGAATACCATTACTCTGCTGCGTTAGCGTAGTTTGTGTCCCGATATAATGAATCATTAATCCGTTGTTGTTTCTCAACAAGCTTTATCATAGACGTCAGCTTCTCTGTGGTGATGCTCTCACCATTGTAAATAGCATGGTCTAAGTTGTACTTGCTAGCAGTTTGCAATGCCTGACGCATCGAAGATAGCGCAGTTGGGTCTTCAGCCAACGACGCTAGATATTTCATCCATGACATGTTATTTGGTTTTGGATTAGAAAAGAATGGGGAGCCCTCCGCAAGGCCCCCCACTCGGTGTCATTCTCAAATCTAATGAGTCAGAGATTGCTCTCTGGCGGATGTAACAAACCTGGTATCAGGAGAAAATCTCTCCCGTTTCCACGCTGACGTTTTGGTCAGCCATGATACCAGTAGTGGTCGACGGGGCGTCAGCCTCGAGGAACACGTTAGTCGGATCACCGACAACCACCGAGCTCTGGGTGAAGATGTACATCCCCTTGTGGGTGATGAAGTCTCCATCTTTGCCCTTGCGCTTGGCGTCGGACTCGATGTGGGTAGCGTTCCACTCGGAGGCCTCCGTGGTCTCAACAATCTGTACACGCAAACGTTGACCGTTCACCACAGGGTTGAGAACATTCAGAGGCTTGACCACGTGGCCCATCTCATTAGTGGTGTAATCACCACCGAGATCGATACCCAGCAAGTTCTCTGCGTCCTGCTGCTCACAAGTCAACCAAGCACGACGAGCTTTACCGGTAATGTTAAAGCGGTCATCAGATTGGTTGAACATTCCGAGTGTATTCTGCGGACGGGCACTGCCCTCGAGAACTTCACCGAACTCCAACTGAAGTTTGTTACCGTTCACTTTGCGCGCTTGAACGATGAGCGTTTGTCCGGGAGTCAAGGTCTCCAGGGAACCTGTGTTAATTGCGTTTTCCATGATATTTTATGTTGGAAAATGAAATTTAATGTTGGGGACGTTTAATGGTAGTCCCCTGCACCAGTTGAGGTAGATATACCCACACCACAGAAGAACTCTGGTTCAGGGATATCAAATAGTTTGCAGAAGGTGTCAGCACATCCTTCTTGTAAATCAGGCATGTTCCATTCTCGAGCATACTCGTAGGTAGCTTCCAACGAAGCTAATGTTACTTCCCGATCAAAGTCCGAATCGAATCTTTTGTTGTAGTCCATTTGTCTTTTACTTTGCTCTGTAATTTAAAAGTTTTTACGGTTACTGCAGATTCGGGGACAAGGTTTTTGATGGACTTGTAGTAACAAACAATGTACTGTCCGTCGTTAAACTTGTCTTTGTATCTCTCCAGATACCTGGCTAGGTCCTTTCGAGATGTTGTTCCATAGTGGACGAATTCATTAAGGTCTTCTACCGTCCACACAGGTTTCTTTGTGTTGTAAGTTCTAACTCTCATCTATGTGGTATTAGTTAAACAAGCAGTCATGTAAAGCAGGCACATAACTGTTAATACGAGCGCAATGAATCTAATTATTCTGTCTTGTGTCTTCATGTCGTTACAGTTTTTGAGACGGGGAGAACGATAACTCCCCTAACCAAAATCATACATTATGATGCTTAAACCTAACTGTGTGAATCGTTTTTGTTTTGTCTCTGAGCTGACGTTTCAGCCCGCAATGCTGTCGTAGCTTACCTCGTCAGGTTTGCTACTAGTACTGGCAGGTGCGGTACCCTGTTACTCCTTGGTCTTCACCTTGTTTAAGTTTATTTAAGTGCATGCGTCCATGCACCGAGACGATCAGTTATCTAAGCTTTATCGTCGCTCGGTCACTTGATCCGGCTGTGTGACTCGCGGTCGTCACCCCGCCCAACAATGTCTATTCTACTTTGGTTTAAGAGGCCGATGTTGAACTGCCCCTGATGTCTTGTTCTTCTTCCATTATCATGGTATATTCTATAGACACTAATGCTATCAGTATGATAGACATGAGCCCCGGCATATACCAAGCGTAAGAAGGATTCTCACCTTCTTGTTGTCACCGACCACAGTTAATAGACATCGTTGCATGCTATTCAAACTGATTGCTACTGTACGGGTAGCCACGGTGACCTGACTCTGCAGCGTCAGGATTTGTATAGAAGTATGGAAGGGAATCGAACCCCTCTGTTAACTATTCATACTTAAGCAGTTATGTTATACAATTGTATGTGAACCAAACTGTTGAGTGTCGTAAAGTGGGAAAAAGTGGGAGGAGAACACTGGTGTGTGCTCTCGCTCCCTCTGTAAACTGTTACAGAAGTCCCACCTAAAAAGAAGACTTACGTCTTCTTCTGAGCCTTCTCGATAGCCTCTGCGAGCTTGAGAGCAGAGTCGTACTTAGGAGAATCGGGCTTGACCCAGACAAACCTATCGCTGATAGTGAGGTTCGTAAGGTCGATGTCTGTGCGAAGAAAGCCTACTCCCTTGTCGGAGCGGCGGACTTCTTCTGGGGAAAAAGCTTGTGCCATATGTAAAAGATTTGAGTGAAGGGGGGATGCCCCAATGACGATGCATAGCGGGGGTCATGGATTGTGTAGGATTCCGCGTTCGAAAAAACTCCCCAACTAAAATTTTTTTCCCCAAATTTTTTTCTAGCTTTGAACCATGGCAAAAGTCAAACTAGTCGAACGGGTAGTGAGAAGTATCTCACGCCCGGGAGTGCACTCCAAAACCAAGCACAGCAAAAACAAAAAGTCAAAGCATTATAAAAAGGCTTACCGAGGACAAGGAAGGTGAGAACTATTGTGTATCTTTACCGTCCTAATTAATCGGCAATGGAAAAAGAAAAAGACGACTTTAGCGTAGACTTCTTGGATAAGAACAGGCAAAAAGAATTTGAAAGGAAGATAGAGACCGGAGAAATCACATGCAATCTGGACAGCCCAGAAGAGTGTGAGGCCTGCGGTAGTTAACAGCCAACGTAAGTTGATCACCCCCGAGGGTAATAGGTAGGGGGTCAGAAGTTGGGTTAGTAACTGCAGCCTTGAGATAACAGGCAAACATAGCGGTGAGGTTGTCCCCAATAGCTGTGCAAAGTGCGACACTATAAAACTCGGGTCTGGGAACCAAGGTAATAAGTAACTCCCCCGGACGTTAGGCTCAATACGCCGAGTGGAAATGTGTCGTTTAAGAAAATCACAAAGGGGGAGGATTATATTTAATCGTAATTGACTACTTTTACGACAAACTAACTAGTCGTATGAGTAAGAAGATTAAGAACACCAAGTTAGGCGCTTGGTTAAAGGAGAAAGCTCCGAACGTTCTTGGGACAGTTGGGGACCTCCTCCCAGACCAAGGAGCACTCGGGCTTGTAAAGAATCTCCTAGACAAAGAGCCCGGTATAGACCCGGCAGAGGCCCAGGCCAAAATAGATGCAGAGATAGCTTTTCAGAACAACGTAACTGAACGTTGGAAAGCAGACATGGGGAGCGACGTAAAACTTGCAAAGCTTATCCGCCCGCTCACACTCATCGCCCTAATGACGATGTTCTGCCTAACGATGATCTTTGACAGCCTAGATAACTGGCCATTCAACGTCAAAGATAGTTACATAGACTTACTGCAGATCTTGATGCTCACTTCGTTTGGTGCATACTTCGCAGGGAGAACCATTGAAAAGACAAAGAGATGAGATCCATATTAGCGCTGCTGCTACTTATCCCAACACTCGCCTTAGGACAGAGCTGGATGTTAGTAAGCTTACAGGCAGACGAGTATGCCAGTGAAACTACATGGGAGATAACAGATGCAGACTCCAATATTGTAGCCACCTCCCCTACATATACAAGCTACGGCTACGAAGAGACACTGGTGTTTATCCCGCCCGGGAACTACACCTTCACCATTTTCGACAGCTTCGGAGACGGGATATGCTGTGGGTTTGGGGAAGGCTACTTTGAGCTGTACAATACATGCGGAGTAGACCTAGTAGTAAATGACTTTGACACTACACAGTTAGAGATACCCATAACACTGCTCCCTTGTCCCCCACCACCGGCAGGATGTTTAGACCCCGAAGCCATTAACTATGTACCAGATCCAATAATCGAAGAGACATGCGTATACCCCGTGACCTTCCAACTAGATCTGAATGGGCCGCACCCTGACTTTGACATACCAGAAGTCAACAGCCAAGTAAACGGTTGGTGCGGTAGCTGCTGGGCTATGTCTGACGAAGACAACAACGGAGTATGGGAAATAACAGTCAACATGCCAGAAGGGCTACACCTGTGGAAGTTCTCTGCTGACAACTGGGCGGTTCAGGAATTACCTGTAGGTGTTTCTGAGTCGCCTTGTTTTTTGTTTGACAATAATGGCTTTGTCAACCGCACCATCCTTGTTGACGGACCCACTACACTACCCCCGTTTTGTTGGGAGTCTTGTTTACCGTGCGGCGTCATACCTGGGTGCACCGATCCAAACGGGTTAGACTACAACCCTTGGGCTACGTTTGATACAGGCTGTGTAATAATTGAAGATGCTAACTGCGGTGATGACGAAGTGCAAGTAACAGTTAGTGTTGTCCCGGACAACTACCCAGAAGAAACCAGCTGGATTCTATTGAACCAAGGTGATACGTTATTTAATGTCCCACCCGGAACCTATGCAGATGAGATTCCTGGAGTGCCTATCCTCGAGAATGTATGTGTTGCTGTAGAAACAGATGTTACTCTGCTACTAGATGACTCATTCGGGGATGGTCTTAATGGTGCGCAGTGGGGAGGTATTGATGGCACTGCTATTGTTGAGGCTTGCAATAACCCACTGTGGATATTAGAAGATCCAAACTACGGTTACGGCATCGATATAACTGTTCCTATTGATGAGTGTCAAGTACCAGCAGGATGCACTGACCCTTTGTTTACTGAGTACGACCCCACAGCCGTTGAGGATGATGGGAGTTGTGAGACAGAGATAGTGTATGGCTGCACAAATGAGCTTGCACTGAACTATGACTCTGTAGCCAACACCTTAGAAACTGCAGACAGCTGCATGTTTACACTAACAATTACCGACGGTGTGGGTGACGGTTGGTTTGGGAGCTGGTTAGGAGTTATCCAAGGCGACGAAATATTCGGTCCCTACGAGATGGGGCCAGATGGTGGCTTTGAAGAAGAGTTCTACCTCCCACTTGCATCTGAGCAAGAAGTCGAGGTGCTGTTCTTTACTAGTGGCAATGCCGAAACCACAGCAGCACAGTGCGGATTCTACATCGAAGGACCTCAAGGCATCGTTGTAGAAGGAGGCACTAACCCATGGAATGATGCGATAAAGAAGTTCCCGTTTAGATACAGCGGCATTCCGTTGTGCGAAGACTTTTGTATCCCTGAGATTATTGGGTGCACAAATCCCGAAGCATGCAACTACAACCCTGAGGCTAACGTAGATGATGAGTGCACCCTACCTATTGAGTTCTATAACTGTGATAATCAGTGTATTACAGATTCGGACCAGGATGGGGTGTGTGACCAATTAGAAATAGTTGGTTGTACTGACCCTACAGCTTACAACTACAACCCCGCAGCTACTGATGACGGGGACTGCGAACCAGTTGTATTTGGGTGCACAGACCCAACGCAGTTTAACTACGACCCTGCAGCCAACACAGATAATGGGAGCTGCATCCCCTTCATCTATGGATGTACTGACTCTACTGCGGTCAACTACGATGAAGATGCCAACACAGATAGTGGTGGGTGTATAGAAGCAATAACAGGGTGCATGGACCCCGAAGCGTTTAACTACGACGAGGATGCAAACATGCCTGATAACGAGTCTTGCTTATATGACGCAGGGTGTATCGGGGAGCCCGGTGATCCGTACTGGGCAAACGACCAATGCTACTCATGGGTTATTAGTGTCGATTCCTACTGCTGCAACACCGAGTGGGACGACGTGTGCGTAGAAATGTACGGGTACTGCCAAGATGGTGTGACAAGTGTACCAACACTGAGTCGAGTAATCAAAATATACCCAAACCCAACCAGGGGAGAGATAAATATACAAACGCCTGATGTTGCGGTTACTACAATATACAACTATTTAGGACAAGAGCTAATCACTACAACAGATAATGTGATTAACTTACCGACTGCAGGAATGTATGTAGTGATGGTTAACTACAACGGTTACATCGTCAAACAAACAATCATAAAAGAATGAGACAGGTAATAGCATTGTTGCTTCTTGCTCCCACCATTGCTTGGGGACAAAGCGACTTCTACAAGAAGGTACTCCGCCGTGCCACATTCTACGCAGCAATAAACGGTGGTAACTCCGTAGCTGATGAAGACGTTTACTCAGTAGGTACCGGAGCACTGGAAACCGGAGTAATAGAGACCCCGTTTGACTACAGCCTAACCCTGGGGGTGAGAAAGATAGCACGCTTTGGGTATGAGAACAGAGCTAACATCTTCTACGACGGAACAGAAAAAACATACGGTGATGCTGCAACAGTTGGTAAGTATGATGGACTAGAGTTCTTGGCAGAAGCAGATTGGAGACGACAGCAGGGCAAAGACTTCTTAGACCAAGACTACTTCATACGTTACGTAGATAACTGGTGGCTCGCCAAGGCAGAATACTTACAAGACGGGTTTGCTGATGTTAAATACTTTGAAGCATCTCAGCGCGTACGTGCCAAGCTTGGGAGTAAGTTTTCTATCAACGCAGGTATAGTACAACGCATATCAGAGCCATATGGGTACGACCCACTGCAAGAGTGGATGCTTGAGAACAACCAACTACACTATACTGCCCTAGCTTTACAAGAGGGTTATAGTATAGACGTAAATACAGGTGAGTTCTTTGATCCGTCTGGTGCACTGGTTGCAGATGACCCTGCAATATGGGATCAAATAGTAATCCCACAAGTATTGAACGATTACGTCGCGGCTAGACGAGCAGAGCTCCCAAGCATATGGATGCATTCGGTAGTAGTAGGCTTTGATTTCTATCACTACACAAAAGACTTCTGGCTACACAGCTGGGGAAACGTGATGCCCTATCACTTGAATAACGGGGATGAATATTCTTACCACAACTTCGTGAACAGCACGCAGTGGGTAGACATTGGTGTGGGCCTCGTGTTCGGGTCAAAAATAACTAAGAGCCTGGGTGTGTTTACAGAGGGTAGATACAACAGGTACTGGAATAGAGAGTGGCACGACTTCTCTGTTGGAATCAACTATATACTACTTTAAGATGGCTAAAGAACTAAACGAGGACACAGGGTTCCACGTAAGCGTAAAAACACTAGTAGGCATCGGTGCGGGGATGGCTGCCATTATCAGCATGTGGTTCGTATTGCAAGCAGACATTGCTGAAGCAAAAGAACTTCCTGTGCCCCCAGACCCAGAGATAACTCGTATGGAGTTTGACATGAAAGATCAACTTGTTCGACAAACTATAATGTCCACCCAGGAAGACGTGACGGAGATCAAAGAGGACATTAAGCGGATCGAAGAGAAAATCGACCAATTAAGATGAGTAATAATGAAAACCCTTGCAACAATTGTATTTGCATTCTTCTTTTCGGCGGCGCTGCTTGTGGCGTCTGTGGAAGAGGATAATGCAGTCTGTAACGCAGGCATCTGCGTTGTAGAGTTTAACGCCAGCTTTAACGCCAAAAACACCGTACCTTGGATCGAAGAACTAAACGACTGTGCGACGGGTCGTGTGGACATTGCAAATGCCCCCGACCTGCAAAAGGAACATCAGATAGTGGTGGTCCCGACAATCGTTGTGTTCAACGAAGGCGAGGAAGTCAAGAGGTTCCAAGCGAACATCATGATGACGATGGAGGCAACAAAAGATGACGTTCAAGACGCTATAGATGAGATCATCTTAAGCGACTTCTAACGAAACAAAGTAACGGTGCCCTGGAGGTCTAATGATTCTCCGGGGCCTTTTGCTTTGATAACCCACACATACACTCCGTCAGAAGCATAGTACTCACCGGAGTTTACTTGGCCGTACCATCTTTCGTCAGCATATGGCGTTGCCCATATACGATCACCCCATCTGTTGTAGATAGACAGCTCCCACTGATCCCAACAATCACCCCCAGTAACAGCGTAGAAACTGTCGTTCCGCCCGTCATTGTTAGGGGTGAACGTATTAGGTACAAAGACAGAACAGTCTGGAGCTTCTGGGGGCTCCTCTCCGCACGGGAGGCCTGTGTTACAGTCAATCCAAATCTCCTCGTAGATATACTCAGTAAGCGTGTCAGTGATGTACACGTACTCCACAACTATAATCTCTTGGACTATTGTATCTGTCTGTGTGAGATATAGAGTATCAACGTCTAGCTGAAAGATCGTATCTGCGGGCAGCTCTACATACGTAGTATCATACTCTATCAAAGTGATAGTATCATTTGGTAGTTCTATATACTCTACCAAGGTATCTGTCACATAGATATACGTTGTGTCGTAGAAGTACCAGTTAATAGGTACGGGGATCGTGTCGTTAACTACGATCGTATCTGTTTCAATCACATATAGGGTGTCCGTCAAACTCTCGAAAACCGTGTCAGGAGGAAGCTCTATGTATGTAGTATCTATTTGAGTTACAACTACAGTGTCAACTTCAAGAATGGTGATTGTGTCTGCAAGCACAGGACACTCAGGCATCTCAGGTAGATAAACCGTAGTGTTGTTGTTCCCAGTTATCACCTCATCAGGAATACTGTCAAGACTCAGGTTAAACATACCCCCACCACCATAGGACGGAAAGGCAAACGGACCACCGGTAAACGCCTGTCCCTCGCCTGGCGGGATAATGTAAGCGCCGCTATCTTCTGCACTATAACAATCCATTTGGTCTTGAAACCAAAAGTCGATACAATACTCAGAGATGGTATCCGGCCCATAATTCCACACAATGTAGTCTACTGTGTAGTAAGCCTCATCTCCGATACAACCAACCTCAAACGAGACGTTGTCTATCACCCCATCCGTGTAGTCTGACTGCATAGTGCAGGGGCCAACAACTACCCAGTTGTCTTCCCAATTGCTGTCTTCGTACAAACCGCAGCAGGGAGGGGTGATACCCCCACCTAGGCTTCCAACTTCTGCCCACCCATCTTCGTCAGCGTACATAGTTGGACCGTAGCTTATCTGCCAAATCACAGCTTGTATGCTCAAGTCCTGATCGAGCCAAAAATCAAATGCATTAGGCAGGTTAGAGAATAGACCAGTACCTGCACTTTGGTAAAAGTCATCAAGTGGGAATGTGATTGTATCCCCAGTATAGTATGGGGGATCAACATTATAGTCAGCCCACACATCTAAGTTGGTCCAATTGCCTACAGACTCCGTGGTTGTGGCAGAGTATATCCAACCCGGATGATTGTTGTCGTCGGGTATTGAAAGACCCCAAGGAAAGTCCCATCCTTGATTCATCGCATTACACTCAGCGTCTAACGCTTGGAACCCAAACTGCACTTCCGCTATGCCAGTAGGACCAGCTGTACCGCCACAGTTTGTTGTATTATTGAAGGCCACAGTTATGGTAGCCGCGTTAGGATCAAAGTCAAGGATCTCCAGGTCGCACTGCGCAGCAGTTGCAAAACCAGAACATAAGATCAGGAGTAGCAGATATCTTTTCACGAGACGAAGATAAGCGTATATTTGTGATTAATAGTTAAATAAGTATACCGAATATGAAACTACATGTTATGAGATTTAGTTCTCAAAAGGACAGCACATTGGGACTGTTGTTTGATGAGAGCGACGGGAAAAGAGAGTTCCTATGTTACACGCTAGAGGATGAGCACAGAGAAAACAAAGTCATGCACGAAACTCGTATCCCAGCTGGGACATATGAGATTACTCTTAGAACTGTTGGTGGGTATCATGGTCGTTACTCTAAGAGATTTCCTAAGATTCATGAGGGCATGCTTTGGGTTCGTGATGTTCCTAATTTTGAATACATTCTTATTCATTGTGGGAATGACGATGATGACACTAGCGGGTGTCTACTTTTGGGCGACACGCAAACCCAGAACAACGTATCGGACGGGTTTGTAGGATCGTCTACTCAGGCATACAAAAGAGTATATCCCCCAATTGCCAAAGCACTTAAGGAGGGGGAATGCGTGAAAATTACCTACAGCGACTTTGACTCTGTATAAAGTTTCTTTATATTTGCTACAAACCAAGCAAATATGGGAAACAAAATCAGATTCCGACCTGCGCGTGACTGGGTCATCTTTGCAAGCCCCCGCATTGAAAAAACAGACGCAGGTATCCAACTCTTAGGTGACGCCCAAAAGGCCATGAGCAGCAACATTGTTGAGGTTCTGGCTTGCGGACCTACCTGTGAGACGGTAAAAGTAGGTGATGTCGTACTGGTACACCCCGAGTCTTCCGCACTAATCATACATGTGGGCGACGAGGAGTACGCTTGTGTCAACGAGTTCCAAATCGTGGGAGTGATCCCGAAACTGGTGTGACGTATGGACGGGACAGTAACAATCCCGTTGAAAGACTTTGACGAGTTACGCAACTCGACAGAAGAAACACAGGAATTAAGACAGAAACTATCTCGAGCCGCTAAGGAAATCGAGGTGTTTCTGTCTTTTCTGTGTACTCGTGAGAACATACAAGTATATGTGGACGAGTTCAACAACCAATCCAGCCGCGCTACAATACTGATTGTCGACGGCAAAGCAAAAGTACAGATAAATGAAAACGCTTAAGATACAAGTAGACACCACGCTCAAGTATCTGCAGGTGTTCAATGGAATACTTGAACTTACAGATAAAGAGCTGCTAGTTCTCTCCAAGTTCATAGATCTCTCAGACACAGTCAACCTCTGCTCTACAGAAAACAAAAAGGTGGTCGCAGACAGCCTGGGAATAAAGGACTACAACACACTTAACAACTACGTTAAGAAGCTGAAAGACAAGGGAGCTATCAAGAAAACAAAGGACGGGTACAAACTGTCCCCAATATTAAAACCGCAGAATAAAGTGAATCTGCAAATACTATACGGCAATGGCTAAGTTATCGATACGACAAATGCTGATAAACTTCAAAGACGAGGTATTACAATATGCAAGAATGGGAGCACCGCATGTATCAGAAGAAGCATATGAAAATAGATTAGCAGAATGTGGGGCGTGCCCACACCTAGAAGAATATAGATGTGGGATGTGTGGCTGCGTAGTAGAAGAAAAAGCTAAATGGGCTACTGCTGAATGTCCCGATAACCGCTGGGACGATGAAGGAGAAGATAGTGATACAGCAGCTAGCGAGTGAACACAACCTCCCACTACAAAAAGTAGAGGAGGCGGTTTACTTCCAGTTCAAATACGTAGCCGATGTGATCAGAACAGGAAAGTTTGAGTCAATTAGACTCCCATTCCTGGGCAAATTCCACGTAAACGAGCGACGATTAAGATATCTCAATGAAAGATTTGATAGAAGTTGACGGTAACAAGGTGATGCCCTCACCATATGCACTAACTATCCCAGAGTTTAGTAAGCTCAAGATAGAAGAGCTGTCCGCTGTCTACTTCTTTGTAGACCACCGCTCCCCATACAGCGTATATGAAGAGGAGGATCGGTGGAATCACATCAAAGAGTTATTGAAAGTAGCAGCAAACCCAAAGGTTAGCGCTGCGATGGACAAATACAGAGAGCTATCAGAGTCATCTGCAGTCAAACTCTTAAAAGCAGCACGTGAATCCGTTACAAAGTTGGAGAAATACTTCAAAGACGTGGATCTAACCATGATGGATGACAACGGGAAGCCCATATTTCACGCCAAAGACCTAATATCTAACCTAGCCAACATGGGTAAGGTAATTAATGGCCTAGAAGAACTGGAAGAACTGGTCAAAAAGCAACAGCAAAAGGACAATCCTAACCGTGGTGGGGTAGTGACCAACAAATACTCACAGTAATGTTCAAGAATACAGAGAGGTTTTCCCCTGCAGCCGCTGCATTCTTAGCCCAAGGCTACTATACAGACGCACTTGCAGGGACAAAAGAGTATTACGACTTCTGGGATAGAGAACGCAACAGATGTTTGTACGGATTCGAGCTTGATGGTGTACGGATCACGGGATATCACTATTTCTATCTCAACTATTGCCCAATTGACCGTGCAATTGATGAGGTTCTCCCAGACGGGACGGTTCAAGCCCGCAGAGAGCGGACATTTCCCGCATTCTACGACGGAGACTACGAATACTACCACGCAGTAGACCAATGCCGCAAGGAAAACAAGCATATGTCTGTGCTAAAAGCCAGACGTAAGGGATATTCCTACAAAGCGGGGTCAATGCTGGCCCGAAACTACTTTCACATCCGCAACTCCAAGAACTTCGTGTTTGCAGAGCAAAAAGAATACCTAACTGGGGACGGATTGCTTAGTAAAACCTGGGACTTTATCTCATTCGTAGACGATAACACAGCATGGACACAGCCTCGCCTGATCGACAAGGAGATGCACAAACAGGCTGGGTACAAGAAACGCGTTAATGGAACTGACGTAGCACTGGGCATGAAGTCCCAGATCATTGGGGTATCACTCAAAGACAATCCCCACAAAGTACGTGGTAAGGCGGGGGAACTTATCTTCTTTGAGGAGGCAGGCTCGTTCTCGGGGCTACTTACTGCATGGGAGATAGCTATGCCTACGATGAAACAGGGCTCTAAAACCCTTGGTACTATGATAGCCTTCGGTACAGGTGGTGAAGAAGGGCATGGCTTTGCATCACTAGAAGAACTATTCTACCACCCAGAAGCCTACAACTGTATGGCGTTTGAGAACGAATGGGATGCAGGAGCTGTAGGAACAACCTGCGGATACTTCGTCCCTATCTACCAGAACCTAGATGGGTTCATGGATGAACACGGTAATTCACTAATTGAAGATGCAAAAGAGTTTGAAGAGGCTGCTAGAGTCAATAAAAAGAAGGCGAACGACGCCAAGGCACTTGATCAGTACGTGGCGGAGCACCCGTTCACCCCACAAGAAGCGACGCTACAGACAACAATTAACGTATTCGATGTCACGTCGCTCAAGGAGCAATACAATCGTGTCAAGGCACACAATCTGGAGAAGGAAGGCACAGCAGGAGTCTTGTATTACAACGGACCGCAAGTAGACTTCCGCCCAGATCCATCAGTCAAGCCAATCACAAAGTTCCCGCACAGGAAAGACGATGACTTGACAGGAGGTGTGGTTATATACCAGAACCCTTGGAAGACACAAGACGGAAATACACCACACAACTTGTACGTTATCTGCCATGACCCGTATGCACAGAGCAAGTCTACAAGCAACCAGTCGCTTGGTGCTGCGTATGTAATCAAGCGTCCTAACAATCTCTCCAAGCCAGACGATATGATTGTGGCTAGCTATATAGGCAGGCCACAGACACAGGATGAATACAACAGAAACCTATTCATGCTGGCTGATTACTACAATGCAAAGATTGGGTTTGAGAATGATCGGGGCGAGTTGATAGCATACGCTAAGCGCTACCGTAAACTACACAAGCTGCAGGAAGAGTTTGAAATGCTGGACAAAAAAGAGCTACGCAGCAGGAACGTACGACGTCAGTACGGCATGCACATGACAGAGCAACGTAAGCGTCAGGGAGAGCTCTATATAAGAGATTGGTTAATATCCCCAAGAAGCAGTGACGAAGATGGGAATATAAGGCTTAACTTGCATGAGATTTATGACATTGGATTATTGCAAGAATTAATTAAATTTAACCACAAGGGTAACTTCGACCGTGTAATGGCGTTTATGGTGGGCATGTATCACACTAGAGAGCTATATAATAAAGAGGTTGTAGAAACCATCAACGATATGTCCCAGAACGAATGGTTCGACAGGAACTATCGATAAATTTTATACATTTACAAGAATGTACGGAGCAGCAAAAATACCGCAGCAAAGACTACCGTTAAGTAAGAAGACTAAGAAGTGGAGAGAGGAATGTGTGGACGCCTTCATCAATATATCTAAGTTCGGACTAAGCGAGAGACGCAGCAATCTGAAAGCCTTATACGATTATTACAACGGAGAAGTCGATGAGACTGACTACAGATATGTAATTAAACCATACGGAAAGAGTCGAGAGAACTTCCCGTCGAAGCTGAGAAACTACCCCATCATCAAGCCGATTATCGATTTGCTTCTGGGGGAGAAGTCCAAGAGACCTCTCAACTACAGCGTGACTGTAAAGAATGCAGATAGCGTTAGCCTGAAGCAACAGGCTAAAACAGAACAAATAAAGAAGGCAGTAGAGTCTATGTTTCTGCAGGAGATAGCAGAACCCAAAGATCTTCAGTCACAACAGGCGCAGCAACAAAAGCCTCTACTCCCAAAGCAGGTAGCTGAACAGTTTGAACGTACATATGTAGACGACCGCGCCATCAAAGGACAGGCGGCAATGAACTACATCATGTACGAACAGGAGATGTACGATAAGTTCCAGAAGCAGTTCTTCCACTTCTTGGTGTCTGGGGAAACGTACTCTCACAAAGGTGTCCGCAGAGCTGAGCCGTTCTACGATGTAATCAATCCCATTGACATTGACTTCGACAAAGACCCAGATGTGGAGTTTGTTGAAGATGGGGACTGGGCAATAGTGAGACGCTACTCACACGCAGCCACGGTCGTCGATCACTTTGGGGACTACCTTACTGAAGAACAAGTCCTCCAACTAGAAGATCCCAAACACCAGTCAGTAGATACGTACCTGCTTTATCGCTCAGAGGCCACGGGGTCAGATGACAATATCTACAGAAACAGACTTGTAGAAGTCGTAACTGTGTACTGGAAGAGCCGTAAGCGTATCGGCTTTGTGTCTTACCAAGACAACCAGACTGGGATGATTGAAGAGTTCGAGGTGGAAGAAGGCTACAAGCTCTCTACCGAGATGAAGGAGATGGGGGCCAAGATCAAGTACGAGTGGGTAAACGAAGTATGGGAAGGAACTAAGATTGACGGTAGATTCTATGTCAAGATGTCCCCCATCGCCAACCAGCGTACGTCTATCGACAACCCCTCTGTGTGCAAACTCCCCATCAACGGGTTCAAATATTCGGATATCAACTCCAGCAACATCTCATTGGTGAGTCTTGGTATCCCGTTCCAGATTAACTACAACATCTTCAAGTACCGCATGGAACTTGCAATTGCACGTAGTAAGGACATCATCGCACAGTTCGACATCAACATGATTCCCAAAAAGTGGGACCTGGACAAGTTCATGTACTACGTCGAGGGTACAGGTATTGCGTGGGTTGACTACAACAAAGAAGGCATACAGCTTTCGCCGCAACACCAGTCTGTGCTGGACATGTCTATCAAGACAATACAGCAATATATCTTATTGCTTGAGGCTACAATGCAGGAGTGGGAGAAGATCTCTGGAGTCAATAGACAGAGACAAGGAAGTATTGGTGCATACGAAGGCAAGGGAGCATCCCAACAAGCAATCGTACAGTCTTCTCACATTACTGAAGACCTGTTCCGTAAGTTCTCTCGCTTTGAACAGAGAGAGCTGCAGGGTATGCTTGATTACTCTAAAGAGGCTTGGATATCTGGGAAGAAAGGAATGTACGTCCTCCCTGATACATCTATGCAGTACTTAGACCTTGATTCTCTTGGGCATATGGAAAGTGAATACGGCATCTTTATGTCTGACGCAGGTAGAGACCAAGAGAATATTAGACAGGCACGTGAGTTGTCTCAGGCTATGATACAAAACGGAATGCCTGCATCTGCAGTCCTGGATCTAATGGACACGGAGAACTTTACTGGCATTAAAGAGAAGCTTAGAAAAGCAGAAGCTGCACGCGCAGAACTCGAAGCTGCACAGCAACAAGCTCAGCAACAACAAGCTCAGCAGCAGATGCAAATGGATCAAGCGAAGATGCAACAAGAAGCGCAAGAGAAAGATAGAGACAGACAGAAGGATATCGAGGTTGCTCTTATCAACGCAGAGGCTAAAGACCAAGCTAACCGTTTAGATATAGACCTGCAGAAGTTGGTGCAAGACTACGACATCAAGCTGAAAGAGATTGATTTGAAGCGCGAAGCATTAGACAAAGAAGGTGATATCGAACCTAACGGCGAGTAATGGACAACGCTACTAGAAGACAGTTGTTGATGAGGCACAGGCAGTCTGAGTATCCAGGCTCTATCCTGGATGTCTTCAAGGCGTACGACATGGGTATTGACCTACTTGGGCAATTCGAGCAACAAAATAATATACAGGTTGCGCAAACACCGCAGCAACAACAGCAAGGATTGAGACCTGCACATCAGGCTGGGGACATTTCTCAAAGTATGATATTCCCTAATGTCCCTCCTAATACCCCATTCAATACGGTCGGAATGAAATCTCCGATCAACATAGAGAAGTACGACGAGCAGGGACACTTAGTCAAGTCATACGAGAATGTACCACCTGGTGTGCAAAACCTCCCCACCGGTCCTCAGCGGGGGACGGTCATTGAGACTCCTGCTAACATGCAATCAGGCGGTGACTATAACATGGCCAGAGCCCAAGAACTCGGCTACAAGCCTGACGCTACAGGACACTATCCTTCAGTAGACCATGAAACTGGGATGCTACTTAAGTCCAAAGAACACCCCACAGTTAAGCTAGAGTTCATGTCTCAGATGCTTAGCCCTGAGCGCAAGATGATAGCTAATCCCACAGGATACTTTGGAGAGAATCAACTGCAGTACGTACCTAGGAAGATGCAGTCAGGGGGAGTACAAGACAACACCCGAGTGTCTATGCCCGAACTACAAGATCAAGAAGCATTTAACCCGTACAGTGATTTACGCCTGCCTCCCTCAGGAAGAGTAGAATACTCAGGAGCTAACGTAGAAGATCTGTTAGGAGTAGGTTCGTTGCTAAAAGCTCCATTAAAATCGGCAGCAAAAAATACGTACAAGATAAATCCTTTTGCAAGAAAGTCTATACCAGTTGACGAGTCTACATGGGTTAGGGGTGTCGGAAAGGAAGGGCTTGACGATTTGAGGTCTAGTGGTGTAGTAAGGTCAAAAAACGACGGGGCTTATCCTCAACCTTATTTCGGTCATAGTGACGGAATAAAAAAGGTTATTAGCTCCTATGGTGGCGGTAAAGACGGAGTTGTACTGACACTTAAAGGAGCCCCTATGAAGGGTGTTGGAGCTTTTCCTACTGGAAATCCATTTATACAAACTCCGAAGGAATTAATTAAATTAGGAGATCCCAGGCTTAAAGCATATTCAGCTACTCCGCACTGGCTTAGAGGCTACAAACAAATTAAGCAAACCGGGGGCATAAAGTTCCAAGACACCATGGACTTTATAGACAGAGAATACGGACCTGACCAGTTTGGGGATACTCTTACGTTGAGTGCCATGGATCTCATCTCTGAGCACAGGCAGGGTATATTAGATGCAGGGTCAGTTAGAGATACTATTGCCTACCACGAAACTGGGTCGCGACAAAGAATGCAGCCTAATGCTGTGCAAATAGTAAAGGACAAAGACTCCACATCTACTACGTACGGCCAGCTGGTTCCTGGAGTTGGTCGAGGTAAATACATGTACGACAAGCCCTCGACTTTGACTGCAGCCAATAGAGTAGATAGTTTGTCATCTTATATGGGGCTAGAGACTCCTGAATTTATAAGAGGCCTACAGCGGTCAGAAGGCACATCTAGAGCCGACACCTTAACTGGGACGCAGCAAGACATGCTGTACATGGGCGATTTGATAGAAGGACCTGCCCCAGGTAAAGCTTACGGCGCAGGAGAAGCTACCCTTGAGGACGTGTGGTATAAAGGTCATAATAGACGAACAGACGAAAAGAACGCACGACTAGAATTTAGAGAGAGTATGAGGGGTATTAAACAGGATAACTTACGTAATTACTACTTCGCTCCCCCCAAGCCAAACTTCTTTGAAAGACAAAAACAACGCCACGGAGGACCAATGCGAAAGTACTTCAGATTACGGAAGTGATATATTATAAGGGCTTTTGTAAAAAATAATTTTACAAGAAACAAGCTAATTAACTAATTAAATTTGTAGACATGCAACCAGACGACAAGTTAAATATTGACTCTCTGACACTTGACAATGTGATCGGTGATGGGGTCGAAACAGTAGAGGACGTCCAAGACGTCGTCGAAGAAGTTCCTCAAGAAGTTGAGGAAGAAGTGCAAGACGAAAACGTAGACCCAGAAGTGGGGGACGAAGATGCTGATGATGATTATTATGAGCAGCCTGAGGAAGAAGAAACCTACGTAGAAGACGAGCACGAAGAGGAAGATGGAGAACCTGCTAGTGTAGCTGCCGAGGTAGCCCGCACATTGGGATTCGAATTAGAAGGTGACTACGATGACTCACTTGAAGGCATTACGAACTTCGTTAGAGACATCAGTCAAAACGCAGCAGAAGATCAGCTGCAGTCACTGTTCGAGCAATTCCCTGAGGTTCAACAACATCTTGACTATGTACTAGCGGGAGGTGAATCTCGTGAGTTCTTTCAAAGCCAGGGCCAACAGATAGACTACAGTGCTATCGAAGTCAAAGAAGACGACGTCAACATGCAGCGTGCAGTGTTGGCTCAGTACCTTCAGACTAAAGGCCACGATACTGAATTCATACAAGACACCATTGAAACGTATGAATCATCTGGGAGATTGTATAACAACGCTGAGAAAGCAAAACAACATCTTGTTCAGTTCCAACAAGAGGAGCAGCAACAACTGATGGCCCAACAGCAACAGGAGTACGAACAGCAACAAGAACAACAGCAGCAGTTCTGGGGTGAGGTCGCAGACCACATCGAATCAGGGAACGAGTTTGCTGGTGTTAAGATCCCAGATAGAGAGAAATCAAACTTCTTCGATTATATATCCCAACCTATAGGTGATAATGGAGAAACTCAACGTGACCTGGATTATCAGGAAGCAGGAACGGATGTCAAACTAGCTATAGATTATATGCTGTATAGTGGGTTTGATCTCAACGGTGTAATCGAAAAAAAGGCGAAGACTCAAGCAGCTCGCAATCTGAGAAATAGAATTATTTCAAATGAGGAGAGAGTCAAGAGTGCTCGCAAACAACAACGTAGTTCCAGGAACGTCGACTTCGACCAACTGGATCTCGGCAGCATATTACAATAAACAACTAAAATTCGAAAACTATGGCTTTAACGCAAGTACTGAAAACGTACTACAACGACCAGCAGATGACCGACACCAACTCGTTGGTCAATGCTCTTATGGAGAAGCCCGAAGAGCTCTCTCCTATTATTACTCACCTCGCAGGGCGCGAGGAGAAGAAGTTCCCCCTGTCCTTCATGACGGAAGGTGTGGGTAACACTCGCTCCATCGACCGCTTTGAGTATGAGTACCGTGTGAAAACTCACGAAGTGAATGTCCGCCCCGTGTCTAATGTAACCAACTTGACGGCTGCACAAGGCGCTAACGGACAACTCTTCAAGCTGACCTTCCCGGACAAGTTCTTCATATTCCCCTACACTCTCGTGTCTCAGTCTGGTGTGCTCGCTCGCATCATGGATGAGCCCAAGCCTGTGTCTGGTGGTTATGAGTACACTCTGAGACTGGTTTCTCCTGACCAAGCTAGCATGCCTGCTGCTGACGTAGCTAACGGTGCTTTGTTCGGAATGCTGTTCGCTTCTGTGGGAATCGACTTCTCGAGAGGTAACGCTTCCAACTGGACGGCACCTGGCCTCGTTCGTTCTAAGATCGGTACGGTTCGTAAGTCTTACCACATGTCTGGTAACGCTAAGGATTATGTCGCTCAGTTCGAGCTCCCGCTCAAGGAAGGTTCTTCTACCAAGTTGTGGATGGACTACGAAGAGTACCGCCACATGCTCAAGTTTAAGGAAGAGTGTGAAATGTACTACTGGTATGGTCAGAAGACCTACGGTAGCGACGGTGTTAACAACATGATTGACGAAAACGGACAGCCAGTTCTTGCTGGTCCTGGTCTGTTTGAGCAAATCATCAACAAGGACACCTACTCTACGTTGACCCAGAAGAAGATTGAGAACACCATTGGTGACTTGTTCTACGGCATGACTGATGCTACGGACAAGCAGGTTACTCTCTTCACTGGTATTGGTGGTGCACGTGAGTTCGACAGAGCTTTGCGTAACTACTACAGCGATACGAACAACAGATACCTCCAGACCACTGAGTCTAAGTTTATCACCGGCAGCGGTCGTAGCTTGGGTATCACTGGTTACTTCACGTCTTACGACCACATTGATGGTCACCGCGTGAATGTGGTTAAGGTTCCGTTGTTTGACCACGGTCCTGTCGCTCAGGCTTCTAAGAAGCACCCTGAGACTGGCTTGCCGCTGGAATCCTACAGAATGACGTTTGTCGACCAGTCTTCTTACGACGGAGAAAACAATCTCCAGATGATCAATAAGAAGGGTCGTGAAATGTTGCGCTGGTGTGTTGCTGGTTCTGTTGTGCCGAAGGGCTTCGCAGAAACTGACACCCGCGCTAGTGACATAGACGGTGCATCTGTACACATGTTGAAGACGGCTGGTATCCTGCTCCGCAGATTCGATACCTCGCTCGATCTCCAGTGTGTGGCATCGTAATTTGTGTTTGGTTTGCATAGGAGGGGGCTGCTAATGAGTGGTCCCCTCCGCTTACCAACAAAAGCTTAAGTTATTCTTCTTACAAAAGAACAGCTTAGTTATTCTTTCTAAACTCCAAAAGAACAATTAATCATGCGCAAAATATTTATCCGCAGAAAAGAAGTCCTGAATCACTTACCTAAAGAGATAAGAGCAGGCGCCAAGGTTGCAATCGGTAGTATCTATATCGGTAGGCAACCATTACGAGGTGTAGAAGGAGAAGAGTCCCACAAACTCTTGTCTCGCATCTTAGATGTCCCGCCCGGACACGAAGCATGGCCCAAACAAGAAAAAGAGTTTTGGGCCAGTATGTCATTGAAGGTTCCGTTCGAAGGAGCAGAACTAGACATTACTACAGATGAGGAAGGTAATCCTGAAAATGTCATGGATTACATCACCTACAAGTGGTGCCTCAAGCATAGACAAGTTGCAGAGTCTGAATCCCAGATGAAGGCTGATGGCCAGAAACGTTTCTACATCTACGATCCGCAACGTGACTTGCTTAAGAAAAATGCTGAGGTGAAGGTCAAGAAAGAAGCAGACAAAGAGTTCATCAAGATCTCGTCTGACTTTGAGAAGATGCGCAGGCTGTTGCGTGTCCTTGTTAAGGGTTCTACCCCTGATAAGATGACCGACATGGAAGTTGAGAACCAGATGTATAGCATTAAGAACGATAAGCCGGCGGCTTTCCTTAAGCACAGTACTGACAAAAATCTCGACGTTCGTGCAGAATTAGAAGAGATGGTAGAGAAGGGAGTGCTCCGCACAATTGGAAACCAGGTGATCTACGGTGACGAAACCATCGGAGAGAACATGACAGATGCCATCATTTACTTTAACAACAAGAAGAACTCTGGCGCAGTAAACGCCATGAGAGCTCAACTCAAAGAGGTTAAATGACCATAGAAGAGATGCACATAGCAGTTAACCTTGGGGTGCAAAAGATTGCATCCTTCCAGGTTGACAACCTTCTCCCACAGGAGATAGATCACGAGTTGAACAATGCAATGCATCGGTTCATCAAACAACGCTATTCCCCAACGGGTAATAAGTACCGTGATGGCTTTGAGCAATCTCAGAAAAGGATAGACGATTTACGAGCCCTAGTAGTGGAGGCACGACTCAAGTGCTTCTACTACGGGCCGTCTATCACTGGGTTCTTTGTAGATAGGGCACCTCTCCCTAACGACTACATGTTCCTAGTTAATGCGTATCATGACGGGTTCTACGACTGCGCGCAGACCGTAACCCCACAGACTTCAACGTACACCTACAGCGTAGGAAAGTTATCCCTCACTCCTCCAACAGAGGGGTACATCTTACTGTCGGTTAACGTAAACGGGACACCTATTATACAAGTTAGTGCAGACGGACTTGCAGCAAGTGTTGGGTTAGAGACCCAAGACTTAATGGATGAGAACAACTATGCCTCTGACCTAATCGGGGACATAGCTATTGTTGCATCTGACCCTGACTTCCCTACGGACAACTCTAGCCTGTTCCCTACATACGATATCAACTCGCTGGTATCCCACGAGGTAACTCCGACGGCACACTCGAACGAGATTATCTACTTGTTTACTGGTCCTTTGGTTACAGGCACTTTGACTGGAGTGTGGTACAACCCACTTGGAGGTGACAACCCTTATACAGAAGTAGACTTTACACTTCCCGCAACAAGTCAGGTTACCTACAGAGCGTACGACGGTAACAGCGCAGTCCCTGGAGAGAACCAGAGAGCAAAGATGTCGTACTCACAACACGACGACATACTCGCACTATTAGGTGACCCATTTAACACGAGTACTTATGATAGCATTAAGTACACGATGGAGGAAAACTTTATCGACGTATATAGTGACAACAGTTTTTTCACTACATTTGTCAATATTAAATACATTAGACAACCTAAGTCTATGAGCAATGCTTTAGGCATAGGTTGTGAGCTGGCTCCCCACACTCATCAAGAGATCGTGGAGATGACAGTGCAAAGCATACTAGAGGCCATATCGGACCCGAGGTATAACTCACAATCTAGGGAAGTCCTAGAGAGTGAATAAATTTGACGTTTAATCCCACAAAAAAATATAGAAATAATGGGAACCAATTTATCTCAAGTCTTCATCTCTAACATAGGCTCTTTGGAGGCTAATGGAGGAGACGGAGCAGATTCATTCGGAGATTTGGCCAATGCTGACATCGGCATCTGGAGTTTAGACCAGTACGGCTCTGGCAGCGATAACTGGATTGACAGTGCTCTTTACGAAAAAACTGTTGCTGCTTCTGGTGCAGTAGTTGACACTTCTGACGCTGGTGCTGCTGATGACGCAGTGCTTAGCCAAGCTACTGTTGCTCACCCTCTCTGGTTGTACCAAAACATCCAGTTCGTGCAGGGTACGGGCGGTCTTCCTATCGCATCTCCTATGATTGCTACTAGCAACATCAAGTGCGTTCGGTTCGATCCTTACGAAGCAACTGCAGGACACAAGCAGGTGATTACGCCTGCGTCTACCTTTACCGATGCAGCAGTTAACACTGTTACCTTGAAGGTCATTATCCGGACTACACCTACTGACCAGCTCAGCTTCTACGATCCGTCTGGAAACGACTTCTCGATTCTTAGCGGAACTGATCCGTTCCCTCTGGGAGCTTTCAACACTACTAACCACAAAGCTATCAGTGTTGAGTTCAACTGCACCACTAAAGCTACTTTCTGCTCTGCAGGTAAAGTTGCTGTTGATGGTCACGGTTTGTTGAGCAAGCTTGTTACTGCCACCGACACCGGTACTGGTACGTCTCTCGACCTTCAGTCTAAGCACGTTGGCTTCACCTTCGACGTTGTTGTCCTCGATAAGGATGGAAACGAGATCGTGGGTACTGGTAACAATACCGTTGCTGTCACTACGACTGCACAGGTCCTTGGTACTGGTAATGACTGGCAAGTCCACGGCGAAGAGATTCGTTGCAGAGGCCGTTACGCTGACTTCAACAGAATGTATCTCCCGAAGAGCCCTAAGACCTACACGGTTGAGGACAATGCGTACCACAAGATCACTGTTGAGTACGCTCACAACTGGCCCAACTCTTCTGGTATTGCTCCTGCTGGAGCTCTGAACCAAGTGGTCATGTACTTTGCTGATAGCAGCACTGCACTGGCAGTTGGTGATGGTACGATTGACGAGGCGTTCAACCTCGCAAACGTTACTGCAGCCCAGAAGTTTGTCTGGTAATCACATAATGTAAAATAGGATAGGGGCGGGAATAGGCCTGCCCCTATTTTTTTAAATCCACCACAATGGCATCAGCAGAAGACGTAAGATTTT